TTATATTTTAAGACACGAAACTATATACGATAATGTCGGCGTTTGAAGAAGCAACAGTAAGTAGACAATTCAGACAAACACTACCGTCAGGTCACTATGATATGATTATTGTATCACTTGTTCACCAGAAAAATAACATGATCTGGCATATTGCCAATAACATTAAGAAATACGTTCATGGTCGCTTTTTATGGATAGTTCATTGCAATTCGGAGATTATGATTGACGAAAATACTCTCCCTGACTTTGCATGGATGGTTCGAAACCCTATCAAAACAACGGGACACAGATGGTCTGTAGCTCTTACACACGGTATCTGTCGTGCACTTGAGTTTGCGATTGAGAATGTTACTTTTACGAATGCCCTAATGATGAGTTCTGGATCTGCTTTTTTCAGACATTATGACGTTCCCACGTTTCCTCGCATTGGGTTGATCAACCACACCTCTCTACTTAGCTTAAGCAGAGGTCAACATACGATGCCTGTTCCGATTGAACGTATTGAGAGTTCATCATCTTATATTCTAGAAAACGGTAGTGAGATTCCGTGGCTATACGATAGGTTCGAAAAGGATATACCAATCCATCACCTGTTTAAGAAGTTTAAGTGGCTTAAAGGAGGCCAGTGGTCTGGAAGCATTTTTCCGTATGAAGTCGCAAAAGATGTTGCGGCGGATATGAAGAGCGTTGAAGCAATTTCATGCGATACAACACTCCGCGATTATGCTCGCGAAGAGATAGTGTTTTCAACATATGCATATAATTATGCTGTAACAACAGGCATGACAATAAATATGCTTGAAACTATTACTGATTGGGATTATATGTACAATCCGACCATCGAACGAGTAATACAGTACAGATCCGTAGCGGGATTATTTCCGGGCATTGGACATCTTGTATGTCGATTGGAGGATAACTATGAAGGTACTCGTGAATTTCTGATGAGATGAGATAGTTTATATTCAAAACGAATTTTTAGATTTTCATAAAAAAGAATGATACACAGAATGGCTGATCTTTCTAAACAGTACCGCAAGCATACGCATCGTGAGCACATTCTGTCTTTGCCCGATACCTATATCGGCAGCATTGAGAATTCGAACGATGAACTATTTGTAGTAAAAGACGATAGCTTTGTCCTTGAGACAATTTCAAACTTTAATCCTGGATTTTACAAGCTCTTTGATGAACTACTTGTGAATGCACACGATCACGTCGTACGTCTTCGCCAGAAAGGTTCAAAGAATCCTGTAAAGACAATTGATATTAGCGTTGCCGATAATGTTGTAACGATCAAGAACGACGGTGAGTCTATTGATGTCGAAAAACATCCGGACTACGGTGTTTATATTCCTCAAATGATCTTTGGAGAGCTACTCACATCTACAAACTACGATAAGGAAGAGAAAAAGCTAGTTGGTGGCAAGAATGGTTACGGAGTTAAACTTGTAAATATCTTTGCTAAGCAGCTCAAGATCACTGTCGTAGACGGCGTTCGTGAACTTAAATACGTACAAACATTCGAAAATAACATGTCTAAAATTGGAGAACCGTCTGTAAAATCAGCAAAGGTAAAGCCATATGTTCAGATTGAATGGACTCCAGACTTTGCTCGATTTGGCTGGAAGGATGCATCTATCCCCGAAGGTTTACTCAAGGTCATTCAGCGACGAGTGTTTGATCTTGCAATGACAGTTGGGAAAGAAGTTCGCGTTACATGGTGCGGCACACCAGTTAAGTTTCGCGATCTTACAACGTACGCTTCCTGGTATCTGACGAAAGATACAGCCATCGTCACAGACGCTCCCCAAGTGGGCTGGCAGATTGCAGTCGCTGATAGTACATTTGATCGTGCGTTTAATGTTTCGTTTGTTAACGGCATTTGGACCCGGTCCGGCAAGCATGTGGATGAAATTACGAATCAGATTGTTTCGCATATTGTGAATTATCTGGAGACTAAGAAGAAAGTTAAAGTTAAACCAGCACTTGTTCGTGACTCTCTGGCAGTGTTCATTCATTGCTTTGTGGAGAATCCTTCATTTAGCAGTCAGACTAAAGAAGTTCTCACTTCGAAAGTTTCATGCAAATTGAGTGATGAGTTTCTTAAGAAGGTTGTAACGAAGTTGAATATTGTTGAGAAGGTGCTTGAACAGCAAAATGTAAAGGATAATAAAGAGAACGCAAAGACCGATGGAAAGAAACACAGTAAAATTAGTGTTCCTAAACTGGATGATGCAACGCAGGCCGGAACAACTAAGAGTCACGAGTGCACGCTCATTCTCACAGAGGGAGATTCAGCTAAGGCGATGGCTCTATCTGGTCTATCACAGGAACAGCGAAAGTTCTATGGCGTCTTTCCTCTGCGTGGTAAGCTACTTAACGTGAAAGATTCGTCTGTTCGCAAAGTAGAACAGACCGAAGAGGTTGCAAATTTGAAGAAGATTCTGGGTTTGGAATCAGGAAAAAAGTACAATGATATCAAGTCACTTCGTTATGGAAAGATTCTGATCATGACCGATCAGGATTATGATGGTTCTCACATTCGTGGTCTACTCATTAATATGTTTCACGAGCTATGGCACGAACTCATTCAGGTGCCTAACTTCATTACCTACATGGCCACTCCAATTGTAAAGGCAACGAAAGGTTCTAATGTAAAGTCATTCTATACTCAGTACGATTATGAGGAATGGCGAAAGACTGATGCTTCTAAGGGTTGGAAGGTTAAGTACTACAAGGGACTTGGTACTTCAACTCGCGACGAAGCCAAAGACTATTTTAAGACCATGAACATTGTACCGTATTCGTATACTGACGAATCCAGTGATAAATCGATTGAGCTGGCTTTCAACAAAAGCTTGGCCGATGATCGCAAAGATTGGCTCAAGACGTATTCACGTAGTGAAATTATTAATGCGAATCCTGGACAGCGTGTTCCATACGAGGAGTTTGTACACAAGGATCTGATTCACTTCTCGAATTATAATTTGGAGCGATCAATTCCGAATGTAATGGACGGCCTCAAAACGTCGCAGCGTAAGATCCTATATTCTGCATTTAAGAGAAACTTGAAGAATGAAATTCGTGTAGCTCAATTTGCAGGATATGTATCTGAGCATTCTGGTTACCATCACGGTGAGGCATCGCTGACGGAAGCAATTGTAGCTATGGCTCAGGACTTTGTAGGGTCAAATAATATCGCGTGGTTTGTACCGGAGGGTCAGTTTGGTACTCGTCTTCAGGGTGGTAAGGATTCAGCTTCGCCCCGTTATATTCACACATTCCTACAGCCTTACATTCAACATCTTGTACCTGCTGATGATCTAGACTGTCTAGTGTATCGGGATGACGATGGTACTCCTGTAGAACCCGAATGGTATGCACCCATTCTTCCCATGCTACTTGTGAATGGATCTCGTGGCATTGGTACCGGGTATAGTACGAACATTCCATCTTTCAATCCAAAAGAGCTTAAGGCTGCACTTACCGAATGGCTTGAGAAGGGAACTGGACTTGAGCGTGAATTTGTACCTTATTACGAAGGATTCAAGGGTACAATCGTAAAAGATGCAAAGAATGATTATATTGTTAAGGGTGTTTGGAAGACCGAGAAAGATATGATGACAATTACAGAGCTTCCAGTCGGAACGTGGACAGCTGACTTCCGGGAGACGCTTGACAAAATGGTTACCGATGGAATTATTAAAGACTTTACAGATACATCAACGGACATGGATATTCTTGTGAAGGTAAAGGTTGGTGCTGATGTAGCTGCAGTTGAGAAGCAGCTGACCGACAAGATCAAACTAACGAACATGCACGCATTCAATTCTAAATGCATCATTCACAAGTACAATAGTCCAAACGAGATCCTATCTGAGTTTGCAGTTGTACGACTTGATCTTTATGCAAAGCGTCGTGAACACCTACTTAAGGTTCTGAATGATAAACTTCCTTACCACGAGAACGTAGTTCGATTTATTCGTCAGCAGTGTCAGGAGAAGCCTGTTCCGGACATTCGTCGTAAGACTCGTGAAGAATGTGATGTTCTACTCAAGAAGGAAAAGTTTGAACTCATCAAGGAATCTTATGATTATCTGATGAATCTTCCTATTGCTTCATTGACCCTAACAAATGCAACTAAGCACGAGAAGGAACTTGCGGAACTTAAGAAACAAATTAGTGAACTAGAAGGAACGACTCCCAAACAGTTATGGCTTTCTGATTTGAAGAAGCTTAAATTTTAATGATATAATTGAGAGCTAAATATGGTTGCATATTATTGTGAGCCGCTCCGCCGCCGGCGTTATTTATGGTTATGTTTGTAACTGCTGAAACAGTAGTAGCAACTGTACTTTTTATACTAGATAACCTATTAATACCGGCAGTTCCGTCATTATTCTGATCATTTGCAGCAGCGTTTATAAGAGCATGACTGTGACCCGGGTCATTAATTGTATGTGTGTGTGCAGGTATTTCATTAACAGTTAATGTATGGTTTTCTTCTCCTCCAGTACCGCCAAGCGCATAATTATTTGTCGTATTTGTACCAACACCAACAACTGTTTTTTGTCTTAAATCGGGAACGTTAAACGTAGTTGTTGTATCACCGGCTCCAAATGTTGTTCCAATAACTCCAAATAATACCGAATATCTTGTTCTGGTAACGGCACTACCATCGCACAAAAGCCAACCAGTCGGAGCAGTGGTTCCTGCGAATATAAGTATACTTCCTGAAGGAGCTGAGGAGATTCCTGCAGGACCTGTTGCACCTGTAGAAGCTGTAGGACCTGTGGCACCAGAAAGACCCGTAGGACCCGTAGGTCCCGTAGGACCACTAACGCCAGAAGCACCAGGAGCACCAGGAGCACCAGGAGCACCACTACTACCGCTTGGACCCGGACATGTAACAAGTTTTGAAAATGCAAGATATTCACTTGCCGATAGCATTCTTAATTTATAGTTAAATAAAGACTTTCACATTTTTGCACATACAAGAATAATGGCAAGTCAATCATATCAAGAATTATTAGCAGAGACTTATCGAGAAACTGAAAATTTACAAGAAGATTTTACAGAAGAAGAGGAGGAACCTGATATCGACGGTCACCAAGAACGCGACTACGATATAAGTGAAGTAGCTGATCAGGATGCATTTAAAAAATTTGCTGGAAATCGTGGACATCCAGAAACAATTCCTAAACCAGCTCAGTTCACCGACAAAGGCAAAAATAGTATACGATACGAAAAAGATATTCAAATTTATTCATTTAATATTGATAGTCGATTTCGCGATTATACTAAACTAACAAATCAAACAAACACAATTCTCGCTCAATTATTCCCAACCCCCGCAGCAAATACATCTCTAGATGAATCAGGTAATTTAATACTAGGGGGGACTTTAGCTGGAACAACACCTACAGATTCGTTCAGTTCATCACAGTCATCTAATTTTATATTTACACTTCCACGTACCATAAAAAATGTATACTCGGTTGCCCTTACGTCAATTGAATTTCCTAATACATTTTATGAGTTTGATGCGGCATTGTATAATAACACCACAATGACAATTATTGATTTAAGCAGTCCCAACAGTGGTGCTATCTATAATGTACGTATTCCCGATGGAAATTATGATACATTTACTAATTTTGCTTCGGCTGTTCAATATGCAATACAAAATTCAGTAAATCCAAATGGTGTTGTTAATACTGTATTTCAGTCATTTAAAGTTACGTATAGCACTTTAAAAGGGAAAATGATTTTTTCGAATCCAACACAATTTACATTTAAATTTCCCAGAAGTATACATCCTAGTGGAAATGGCCTTGGTTATTTTTTAGGGTTTAGTCAAGTAGATTATACAAATAGCCCAAGCCAAACAGGAGAAATTTCTTCATCATTATATGGAAATACTACAGCGGGTTTAGTCGCTACGTATGGAGTATCGAGCACTGGACCTCCATTAACAACTGATTACCGATTAGCGGCTGAAAATATTCCTGTTATTTTATCAAACAATTATATTTATATTGCATTAAATGATTGGAACGTAATTGTTCACCGTGATTTTAATAATGCACACTTTTATGCATTTGCAAAAATTATGGTTCCTGCTGTAAAATACACAATTGTATATGACAGTGATACGACAAACACAACTGTGAAAGAGTACTTCTTTCAACAACCAAAAGATATAACTAAAATTGCTATCACACTTTATGATGCATATGGAAATATACTAAATCTTCAGGGAGCTGATTTTTCATTCACACTTGAACTGAAACAGATATTGAATATGAACTTATATGAAAGCCTTCGTGAACTCTAATTTTGACACTGTAACCCTCCCACACGAGGTTTCAAACACTTTGCAATAGATGTGTATGTAATTTGATCAAATAATACAGGAGGACAACCTGTTGCTGCCTGAATAGGGTTTCGGTTAACCGCTATTCTACCTGGAAACTCAACTTTTAAGAGCGTAGCTTCTGCCTTTACTCTTATTCCGTTTGTATACGCTGCGGATGACTTCATTTATCTTCTGTTACAGGAATTCTTATCTTACGACGTTTGGTAACTACAGGAACATTCCGTTCTTTTGGGGGCTCCGATTTAAGCAACTCAAAACGTTGACGCGCTTGTTCGATCGATACGCCCTTGTACACCAGATCCAGTTTCAATTTGAGGAGACTGTCCATAATCATTAGTTGGAACATTTCTTACGGCGTTTAGCCATGGATTTGCAGTAAAGGGTATCTTCTTTGGCTCTTCGGGAGCTGTTCCATGACTGCTGTACAAAAAGAATCCAAAAGATCCAATAACTAAAACTAGCAAGCTAACATTCCACCACCAGGAAAATAGAGAATCACGAAATGATTTTACAGACAACAAGTTATTTTGAACACGTTCTACGTTGTCTTGTACCAAATGAAACATCTTTGCTACATACAAGAGGAATCCTATGGGAACACTGGGCGCAGTCTATGGAATCTCATTTGTTGCAGGTAGTCTTGCATCAATGGGTTCCGCCTACATGGCATCTCAAATTTATCCAATTGAAGATGAAGGCGAAGACATTAATTTATTAGTAAAAAATCCGGAAGTTACGTCTCAAGAAGGTGGTGTCAAAAATACTGTTAAATCCTTACAAGCTGCTATAGATGCAGCTAAAGTAAGAATAGACGGTATTATAGCAAAGAAACAAAAAGGATGGCAAATTGAATCTGCTAACATACAAAAAAGAATAAATGGATGGGAAAAAGAATTAAAAATTGCAAAAGAAGCCCAAGCTAAATACGATACTGCTCAAGCTGCTAAAAAGGCTAAATACGACGCTGCTGAAGCTGCTAAAAAGGCTAAATACGATGCTGAACGATCAGAAGCTGAAAACGCACCTTCAGGACCTCTTTCTCCCGTAGAACCTATTGGGGTTGATTATAAGAGTCTATCTATCAAAACAGACCATAATTGTGGTGGAATGCATATTGGAAATAAAGGCACTGAGGGAATTATACTTTCGGCCGGACATTGTATTAAAAATTTTGAACGAGGTAGTACAGATCCCACGTCTGTTACTTACAATGATAACACAAAAGCGAAAGTAACTAGCGTATACAGCCTAGGGTTTACTGCCGATACAGCTTATAAAGATGCTTCTCTTATTGCTGTTGGTACAACTAAAAACACAGACAATATCTTTTTACTTGAAAATCCCAATAAGTTACCCGAAGACACAGTTTTAAAATTTTACAGTATAACTACTGGTAGAAAGTGGGATAATACAACTGCAAAAATTACCGATATTAACTTTGTTGAAGCAGATATAGAGAGAAGTGGAATTGCAGATGAAGCACTATACCCTGATTTTAGAAAGTATATCCGAGGAATATGTTCAGACCCTGTAATAAGTCCAGGTGATTCTGGTAATCCAGTTGGAATTGAAAATGGTAATAAATTTATTTTAGTTGGATCTGTAACAATAGGCCGTAACCAAACATGTACTTCAATCAGCACGGTGTCTCAATTTATAGAACAAATAAAAGCGTATCAAATTACTGTAAATACCGCAACGTATAACGAAGACACAAAACAATATACGTTTAAAAGAGCCTCCGATGGACCTGTTGAGCCTCCACCGCCTCCACCGCCTCCACCGCCTGACGAAGACGAAGACGGTTATATTCCTCCCCCCAATCCACGTATTACGCCCATTCTTCCCACTCCTTCTCAAAAAATTCTGATAGATCAAGCGCTTAACAGAGTATTTAAAGACGGAGATCGTAACTACAAAGCCCTTACATTGGCGATTGAACTCTTTGAAGGTAAAGATGTAAATAAAAAGCAATTTACTATGTCATTTACTACACGCACATGCGTTCCTAATTCTATTAAGGAAGAAGTTCCTGAAGAAAATCGTGCAGCGTTTTGTGAATATATTTACAAAAACAGTTCAAACGAAGATGAACGTGGAAGAAAGACAGAACTTTATCGTTTGAGCTTTAGACGAGATAAGCAATTGCAAGTTTTTATTGATGAATTTATTCGGTTAGAAAAAGAGAAGGGAGACCCAAATGCCATTAGAGAAGAGTCTCCTCCACCGCCTCCACCTCCTCCACCGCCGCCTGCAGTTAACAATTGTCTAAACGGATATCCGCTGTTATATAACGATCCCTTTTTTGGCGAAGATCATAATGAAAGAGATACCCTAACCCATGGACTTAACCAATATCAACTTAATCCAGACGATAAGACTATAATAATTGATGGAGTTAGTGTAAGAATTATAAGAATAATACAGGCTTGCCATCCAGACCGTAATGGAGGTATTAGCGCTATAGATACTGCGAGAATTAATCGAATAGCACGATTTTTAAATACTCTAAATGGTTACGATGGGCCTCCACCGCCTCCACCGCCTCCACCGCCTCCACCGCCTCCACCGCCTCCACCGCCTCCACCGCCT